TTCGCCAGCAGCGACCGATGTTGGTATTTCAAGAGGATTAATTGATGAAAACACTATGCCTAGTGCAAAAAAACAAGATATGATAGAAGATAAGCGTGTATACGCTGCGTCATCTGACGTACAACAAACAAAAACAAAACAATCCACTATGGAAAAAGAGCAACTCGATTTAGAAGTTGTGCGTAGTGAGGCAAGCAAAAAAGCAGCCTCCGCAGAACGCACTCGTATAAGAGACATTACCTCAATGTGTAGTAAGCGTGGTTTTGACGATTTAGCAGAACAGCTAATTACTAACGGTTCATCTGCTGATCAATGCAGACAGGCAATATTAGAAAGAATTGATGCAAAACCTGTCCAAACTGCAAAACCAATTGAAGAGCAGTTATCACCAAAAGAACAGCAACAATTTGCTAGAGACTACAAAATTACATCTGGTCTTAGTGGTTTAATTACTGGCGATTGGTCTAACAAGTCATCTGGTTTTGCAAGAGAAATTTCAGAGCAAATTGCAAAAGATTCACAAAGATCTACAAATGGCAGATCATTATTTGTTCCATTTTCTGCACTGGCAAAAAGAGCGACTTATGTTACTAGCTCTGCAAACACTGGCGGCAACATTGTTGCAACAGATTTAAGGGCTGATGATTTTATCGAAGCACTAAGAAACAGCACAGTAATGGTTGGTTTAGGTGTTACAACACTTTCTGGACTTGTTGGTGATGTTGCAATCCCAAGAAGATCAGGTGTTGCATCTACTGGTTACCTTTCATCTGAAACTGGTGCATTAAGTCAGGCTGAATCAACATTTGACCAGATTTCAATGACACCAAAAACATTAGGTACATTATCAAAGTATTCTCGTAATATGCTAATTCAAGCCACACCAGGCATCGAAGAATTAGTACGTAGAGATATTTCTGATGGTATTAATGTTGGAATTGATCTAGGAATTCTTAATGGTACTGGTTCAAGTGGTCAGCCTACAGGTATCATGCAGACTTCTGGTATTGGTTCTGTTGCAATGGGTACTAATGGAGGTGCAATAACTGTAGAAGCATTAGTGGATCTTGAAACAGCGATTATGGAAGATAACGCTGGTGTTAATGCTGACAATATCGCATACGTTACAAACGCAAAAGTAATTGGTGCATTAAAGAAACTTAGAGCAGGTGGTTCTAGTTCTACTGATGGTGCTTTCCTTGTTAATACTGATCTCACAGCGATTGGTAGAGGTGGAACACCATTAAATGTCAATGGTTATCCTTTAGCAATGACTAATCAAGTGCCATCTAACCTTACAAAAGGTAGTACAAGCGGTGAATGCTCTGCTGTTGTTATGGGTGACTTTTCACAGGCAATATTAGGATTCTTTGGATCTGGTATTGAAATAACTGTTGGTGAAGATTCTGATGACTTTGCTAAAAACTTAACATCTGTTAAGGGTGTAGTTGCTTTTGATGTTGCTGTTAGACATGCTCAGTCATTTGCAGCAATCTTAGACGTAACCACATAAATCGTTTAATATAGGGGGTATTACACCCCCTTTTTTTATGAAAATTAAGTGTTTAAAAAATGTTTGTGCAAGTGGTGTTGGTTTAGAAGCTGGCAAAACTTACGATATTTCTACAAGTGATGCAAATTTTTTAATAACTATTGGTAAAGCTGAAGAATACAAACAAGTAACAAAACAAAAAAAATCTGAATCTAAAAAATAAATGCCTTTTACAGAAGATGCAACAACACAAGATGTTTATTTAGGAGATTTTGGCGTAACTTGTATAGCTGGAAGTACTACAGGTCTAGGTGTATTAGAACAGCCTGATCAATTACTTGCAGGTGATATGATAATTAGTACTGAATATGAATTATTTGCAAAAGTTTCAGACTTTGGTTCATTAGTTTCTGGTGATAGCATTACAGTTAATAGTGTTGCTTATAAAGTAAGAGATATAAGAAAAGAAAATGATGGTACATTCTGTAGAATCAGCTTACAAAAAACATAATGACGACAAAAAGAGAAACAATATTAGCAAGAATTGCAACAGTACTAGTTAATACTACAGGTGTATCTGATCGTATATTTAGAAGTCGTACAACAGCATTAACAAGGGCAGAAACGCCTAGTATTATTATTGAACCACAGAATGATGTAGTAGAACAAACAACATCACTGCCAACTCTAGATCATACCTTAACTGTAAGAATTAGTGTAGTTGTAAGAAGTGAAACACCGCATCAGACAGCAGATCCAGTTGTTGAAAGTTTGCATAGTAAACTAATGGCAGATTTGACACTGAATGGAAATGCTATTGATATACAACCAGCAGATACATCTTTTCAGTTTATAGATGCAGATCAATCAGGTGGAATTATAGAATGTGAATATGACATTAGATATAGAACAAATATTGACGATCTAAGTACTTAATACTTACATAATATTTATAAAGGTTTATTATATAAGCATAGTGATCATTAGGTAAATGCCAAAACTACATAGAAAAAGATCTTTACTTGCAAAAATAGAAAGCAGTTATGCAAGTGACCCGACTGCTACAGGTTCAGCTAACTATGTAGAAGTTGTTGATTTAGAAATAGAACCAGTAGCAAGTGATGAAGTAGAACAGGAAACTATTAGACCATATCCAGGTAATTACCCTGTTTTATTAGCCAATACAAGAGTTAATGTAAGCTTTGGTGTTTTTATGGTGGGTAGTGGTTCAGCCGGTACTGCACCAAAATATGACCCTATTTTAAAAGCTTGTGGTTTAAGTGCTGCTACAGTATCATCTACATCTGTTACATATACACCCTCTACATTAGCTTCTCAAGATAGTGTTAGTCTATATGTTAACTATGATGGTGTAAGACATAAGGTAACAGGAGCAAGAGGCACATTTTCCATTGTTTGTGCCGTTAACGAAATTCCTCGTATAAATTTCGAAATGCAGGGCATATTTAATACACCTACTGATACTGCTTTACCTACTGTTACAAAGTCATTACAACCTGATCCTGTTTTATTTAAAAACGGTAATACATCTAGTTTTTCTGTATTTGGTTTTTCAGCAGCCTTACAATCATGGGAATTAGATTTTGCAAATGAAGTAATTTATAGAGAATTAGTAGGCGGTACAAAAGAAGCACTTATTACAGACCGTAGGCCATCTGGAAGCATGGTTATAGAAGCTGTTGCATTATCTAGTAAAAACTTTTTTACAACAGCTACAGGTACATCTACAGGCAGTAATACATGGGTGCATTCTGGTGGTGCAGGTAATATTGTTACTGTTTCTTGTCCACAAACAGATTTAGGACAACCAACATACGAAGATAGCGATGGTATTACAATGCTTAACCTACCATTTTATGCAACACCAACAGATGCAGGGCAAGATGAATTTTCGTTAGCTTTTACTTAGTTGCAAATTAAAATAAAAAAGTATACTTTAGTATAAATTATAAAAATTTATGTTTATTTTAAAAAAGGAAGCAACCTTTACGCATCCTATCGTTTTTTATACGCCTTCTGATGGTGGTACAAGAACAAAAAATGAATTTGACGCTGTATTTAAAATAATTCCACAATCAAGAATTAATGAAATAGCAACACAAGCACAAAAAAAACAAAAGGAATTAGAAGATGGCATTATGGATGGAATTAATATTAGTGATAGCTTAATAGCAGATGAAATATTAATTGGATGGGATGGTATTACAGATGGGGACAAAGAAGTACCTTATACACCTGGAACAAAAAAACAACTTTTAGATATTCCAATGTTAGCTAATACATTAGTTACTGAATATTTAAATGTAGTCGCACAACAGAAAACAAAAAACTAGAAGGGGCTGCATTGTTTTGGTGCGGTGATCGTATTATTGATGATACAGATAAAGATGATGCTGTACTATTCGATCAGCCCATAAAAGAAAAAAAAGAAGTAGAAATGTTTGAAGTATTAGAACAAAATTGGCTAACGATAGAAATATTTACAGATATTCAAACACAGTGGAGAATAGACCAAGGTGTATTATTTGGTTTAGATTATAATTCTATTAAATGGATATTTGATTTAAAAAAAGATCAAATAAAAAAACCTTTAGAAATACTTGCTGACTTACAGGTATTAGAGGCTAAAATAATAGAAACATTAAATAAAGAAAATAAATAATGGATTTAAGTACTTCATATACAATTAAAGCACAGGTAACAGGACAAAATCAGATACAAGGTTTACAAAAAGGTTTAGGTGGATTAACAAAACAAACAAATAAAACATCTGCTGCGATGGGCAAACTTAAAAGTGCCGCAGGTAATGCTTTTGGGGCATTAAAGGCATTAGCACCTGCTATTGGTGTTGCAGGTTTAGGTAAGTTAGTTAATGATACGTTGCAATTAGGTGATCAATTAGAAAAAATGAGTCAAAAAACAGGTCTTGCCGTACCTGTGTTAGATAAATTAAGGCAAGCTGCTAATTTAGGAGGAACTGAATTCAAGACACTAAGTAGAGCATTGCCAACACTTGCGAAAAATATGCAAGATGCATCAGATGGTGTAGGAACTGCTAAAGAAGCTTTTGATAGGCTTGGTTTAGGTGTAACAAATGCAGATGGCTCATTAAAATCATTAGACCAGATGTTCTTTGAAATAGGTGACAAGATAAAAGCAATGGATGACAGAACACTAGCGGCCGCAAACGCTGCTGAAATATTTGGTACTGGAATGGGTGCAAAATTGATACCAATAATGAACCAAGGTAGTGAAGCTATAAAAAATTTAAGCACAGGTTTTACACAATTAAGTGCGGAAAGAATGGCAACATTAAATGATGATATTGCACAAATGGGTGAAAAATTTAATGTACTAAAAGTACAGCTAACTGAAGCTGTATTACCTGTATTAAGTAAATTAGTAGATATTATTAGTAGAGGAGCTATTGCTTTTGCAAAATTACCAGCCCCTATAAAAGGGTTAACTCTTGTATTAGCATTATTAGTACCTACAATACTTGCATTAGCCCCTGTTTTTGCAAGCTTAATAATATCTTTTAAGATTATTGCAAAAATTAAATTAGCTACAGCATTTGCTGGAATAATACCAGCAGTGACATCACTAATAGGAGCTTTTGCACCTTTATTACCAGGTGCTGCAATTGTTTTAGGTATAACAGCTTTAATTGCTTTATTTGTAAAATTTAGAGTACAAATTGGGCAATTTTTACTAGGTTTAGGAGAAGCATTATTAACACCTTTTAGAATGTTTGGTAATTTTGTTTCTGAAACATTTAAAAAAGTTGTAGGTGGTATTAGTGCTGCTTTTAATGCAATACCTAATATTGTAAAAAGGGCTATAAGTGCAGCTACAGCACCTTTAAGAGCATTTTTAAATTTCTTAGGTAATATTTTAAAAAGACTTAGATTAGTGAACAGAGAAAGACAAAGAGGAGGAGGAGGAAGAGGACAAAGAAGAGGAGGAGGTGTTGAAAATAGATTTGCAAAAGGTGGTGTAGTAAGTAGTCCTGAATTAGCTCTAGTTGGTGAAGGTGGTGATACTGAGTATATAATTCCATCAAGAAAAGCTGCTAAATTTAGCCAAAATTATTTAGCAGGTCTTAGAGGTGCTGCAGCAATTCCAAGAATGGCAGAAGGTGGTGTCGTAACACCTAAAACTGCAAACATTTCTATTACTACAGGTAATGTTACACAAATGAACAATCAGAATTTTGTTACCCTTAATGATTTATCAATAGCTGTGAAAAGTGGTGTAGATCAAACTTTAAATATTTTGCAAAATGATATAAAAACTAGAAGGGAACTTGGTTTAACATAATGAGTAATTTTGATATACTTACGTTTTTAGAATATTATTCAGATAAATCTAGTGTTTTAGATGCTAATGGCAAAAGAAATCCTAGTAATGCCTATCAAAACTTTTATCAAACTGAACAAAATTTAACAGCCGATACAAATTGCTCACAATCAATTAATTTTAATTATTTAGCTTTTAGTTCATCAGGTTTTTCTTCAGTAGAAGCGAGTTCATTAAGTAATTTAGATATTCAACTAGCAGCAACTGCAGATATTATAGATCTGACAGATACTGCAATAGGTACAGATGTTTTAATTATTGCTTCTTTATATATACAAAGTATTGGACAAGAAAGTTTAAACAGTAATGCTACTTTAATTTGTAGATATATCGGTACTATTGATGAAGCAAGTGTAACTGATGAGACAGTATCTTGGGTTGTTACCCCTGCGATATCAAAACAAAAAGCACAAGTCCCATCTAGGCGTGTAAGTTCTGATTTATTAGGGAGATATGTTAACACATGAATAATATAGTTTTTGCTGATAAAATTACTGCAATATTAGAAGATAATACAGAACTCGATAATATTAGGGGTGTTGTTGTTAATAACAAGCGTGTATATTATTCTGAAAATGATGAAATATTAACAGGGTCAAAAAAAATAAAAAAGATTAAAAGTATAAATTTTTGTGTTTTAGCTCCTTTAATATTTTATATAAATTCTTTAAAAAACGAATAAATGCAAAGAATACCAAAAAGTAAAACAAGATTATCAAAAAAAGGAAATCAATTTACAGCTAATCCACAAAAAAAAAGTGAGGTGGCTGAAGATTCTACCCAATTTGATAGCAGTATTGAAAATATTAAAAAACCAAAGTCTAATTTAGATGTTACGCAAAAAATAGCAACAACTGGCGAAACTATACCGTTAGTTTTTGGTAAAAGAACTAATAATATTGGTGGTATATGGCTACAACCTTCATTAATAAAAGCAGGCACAAAAAGTTTTGTAAATAAATTATTATTTGCAGTTAGTCAGGGTGAAATTAGTAGTAGCCCAATAAAATCAAAAACATTTATAGGTTTAACTAGAGTTAATTTTTTAGATGATACATCAATTACCCTAAATCATATATACAGCACAGCCGCGACATTAGCCAGTACACCTAATTCATGCCCTATTAGTAGTACTGATTTATATTGTGGTAATGATATTTACACTTATTTAAATCCTGTAATACCTGCAACTACTGGTTCTGCTTTATATATTAATTATGATTATAAAGTAGATTTTTTTGGGATAAGGTCTCTAACAGTTGGCACAGGAGATACATCAAATACTACTTTCTCAGGAACTCTACAGGTTTTTGATGCTGAAACAGGTGATGATGTTACAAGTGGTTATATAAATACATTTGGGGGTAATACTTTTACACTAAACCAAAGATTTAACACAAGCCCGCCATTTAATTTATTAGGTGGTCAAACAGTTGGTACAGTACAAGATTTTATTGCTGAAAATAATGGAAATTTACGTGAACCTATTAATAGTACTACTGTTGCTGCTGGTACATATCCACAATCAATATTAGATGACATAAATTCTATATCTAATGGAAGAAGTAAATTTATTTTTAAATATATTTTTGGTTCTGTTAATACACAAACAGTATCAAGTAGTCCAGCAAGTACTGGTACTTTAACCGGTGTACAGGATGAAATTACTATAGGAACATCAACAACAATACAAAACACATCTAATGATAATTCATCTTTTGCTGATATTACATTTTTAGCAGTTAGTGGATCTTTATTTGATCAACCTACTAGAGGAACATTTCCTACAGATGCAAAACAGTTATATGTATTTTATGAGCAAGGAATAAAAGTAGATAAATTTAGTGAGGGTCTTAGTTCTGGTTCTTACTTAAATGGTTCTAGTAATCAGTTTTTAGATTTAGCAATGCATCTATTCAAACTCTATAAAAAAATTGATGGTGCTAATACTGCATCTATTGTAGCACCTGTTGATGTTTCAAATATTCAATCATTATCTAATTTTTGTACAAATAACGGTATGTTTTTTAATGGGATAATAGATAAAGCTGTAAATATAGTTGAATATATAAGTAAAGTATCATTATTTTATTTTCTATCTTTTATTTCAATAGGTGGTAAATATAAATTTCTACCAATTTTACCTATGACTGGTAGTAATACTATTGATAATACAGCGTTAACACCTGTTGCAACTTTTACAGAAGCTAATATTATCCAGGGTTCTTTTCAAAAAGGCTATCTTAGTGTAGAGGCTAGAAGAGATTTCATTGCTAATTGTATTTATACAGATTGCATACCTACAGAAGTAGCTAGAAGAAAAACTACAAGTGTTAGATTCAGTTCAACTAGTTTAGATGCACCTATTGAGCAATTTGATTTAAGTGACTTTTGTACAAGTGTTGACCATGCAATACTTTATGCAAAATATGAACTATCAAGAAGAAAACATAGTACACATAATATATCTTTTCAAACTAATTTACTTACAACTACATTAGAACCAACAAATATAATAAAATTACAATTACAGAGGACTAATTCAGTTGGTGATGATAGAACAGAAATAAATTATTACCAGATAACATCTATAACATATGAAAATAATGGTATAAGTGAAATAGAAGCTTCACATTTTCCTTTAAATGGAAGTAATATTTCTGAAATTACAAATGATATAACATCTGGTACATATACTATTTTACAATGACTACTTTTCCAGCATTAGAACCAACAACTAGAAGTCTTTTATATGGTAATTATCCACAAAATATACATCAAGGTCTAAGTGGTGGGGATGTAAGATTTTTATTAGGTACAAAAAGAGTAGAACAACTGCTAACTATTACTTATGAATTTTTAACAGAAACAGAGGCTCAATTACTATTAGATCATTTTAATGGTCAAAATGGTACAATAGTTCCTTTTGATTTAAGCAATGAAATTTGGTCAGGTTATAGTTCTGTACCAGTAAATGCTTCTCACTATCAATGGAGATATAATAATTCCTTTTCAATAAATGTTTCTGCACCTAATAGATATAATACATCTATTGAACTTATTACAGTGGTTTCATAATGGCTACTTTTCCCTCTTTAACGCCAAGTGTAAGAGTATATAACCAAGGTGATTTCCCATCAAGTATACAAACATTATCAACTGGTATTGTAAAAGGTTTTAGATTAGGTAATAGGCGAATAAATCAGACATTACAGTTAAGTTTTAATAATTTAACAGAGGCACAAGTTACATTAATAAGAAATCATTATGATACTCAACAGGGCAGTTTTAGTATTTTCTTTTTATCTGCTGAATGTTGGTCAGGTTATAGTACTTTACCTGTCCCTCTAGTAAGCGACTTTGCATGGCTTTATAGTCAACCCCCCACTATATCGGATGGTATTGTAGGCAAATTTAATGTAGAAGTAGAACTAGTTACAGTACCTATAAATATAGGAGATTTAATATTTGACGCTTTAGACGCTACAACTACTGCAAGAAGTTATATTTTAGACGCTGGCTCTAGTGCAACAACTGCAAGAGATTATATAATAGATGCAAGGACATCTGTAACATGACAATAACTCTATCAGCATTACAAAAACAGAGAAGAGATACCGCAAGTAACTGGACTTCTAATAATCCAACTCTTTTAGCAGGCGAATGGGGGATAGAATCAGATACAAAAAAATTTAAAATAGGTGATGGATCTACAGCATGGCAAAGCTTAGAGTATGTACCAATACCAGACACGAATAGATTATTAGAAGGTAATTTAACAGTTGGCGGTAATTTTACTGTAAACGGTACAAGTACTACTATAGATACAACAACACTTACTGTAGAAGATAAAAATATAGAAATTGGCAAAGTTTCTACACCTTCTGATACTACAGCAAATAATGGTGGAATAACTTTAAGAGGTACAACAGATAAGACTATAAATTGGGTAGATTCTACAGATTCTTGGACTTTTTCAGAGCATATAGATTTAGCATCAGGTAAGGTTTTAAAATCAGCAGGTACACAGTTTTTATCACCTACACAATACACAGGTAATTCTGCAACTACTACGGCTTTAGCGACAGCTAGAACTATAGGCGGTGTTAGTTTTGACGGTACAGCAAATATAGATTTACCAGGTGTTAATAGTATTGGTAATCAAAATACAACAGGATCAGCAGCAACATTAACAACACCAAGGACTATTGCAGGTGTTAGTTTTGATGGTTCAGCAAATATATCTTTAAATAATAATTCTATTACAAATGGTGCTGGTTATATTGATGGTTCTTCATTAAATGCTAGTAATCTAAATTCTGGAACTATACCAGATGCAAGATTCCCAGCAACATTACCAGCTATTAGCGGTGCAAATCTAACAAATCTACCTGCAAGTACTACTAGTGTAGTATCTGACACAAGTCCATCGCTAGGGGGTGATTTACAAAGTAATGGAAATGATATTGATTTTGCTGATAACGATAAGGCTATTTTTGGTACTGGAGGAGATTTAGAAATTTCTCATGGATCAAATATAAGCACCATAAAAGATACTTATGGTGACTTAAGAATAATGGGTGACACCATTAGGATACAAAGACAAGCTGGTGGCGAAAACTTTTTATTTGCTACTGAAGGCGGGAAAACATCACTTTACTTTGATGGATCTGAAAAAATTCAGACTACAAGTTCGGGGGCTGCTGTTACAGGTAATTTAAATATTCTTAATAGTGCTAATACAACTTTAAAACTATTTGATTCTTCTGGTGATCCTGATTCTTATGGATTTTTACTTTATAATAATGGTAACGATGCAGATGACGTATTAATACTTGGAGTTGATGGAGATAATGAACAAGCTTCAAGTCATATAAGATTTTATGTAGATGGTACAAGCGGTTCTGCTGAAAAATTTAGAGTTAATAGTTCGGGGGCTGTCGTAACAGGCTCGCTAGGTATCGGGACATCAAGTCCATCAGTACCATTACATATTAATAGTAGTGATAATTCTCTAGCATATTTACAAAGCACTGATGCCTTTGCTGCTATGTATATGGCTGATACGAATGGTTCAGTCGGTTTTGTAACAACTTTAGGCAGATTAGATATTAA